CTCACGGCGCTGGATGCGGGGGCTCAGCAGGGCCTTGCCACCCCGGCCGCTAGCCAGCCGATCATCTAAGTACTAGGGGGCAGCCATGAGCTTACAGTCAATCGTACAGAGTGTGGTGGACGAAGCCGGGCTGCCCCGCGTAGGCAGTGTCGCATCGGGGCCGGACGACTGGGCGCGGCAACTATTCGCGCTCGCTAACGCCACGCTGCGCGACATACAGAAATGCACATGGCCTCTATACGAGCGCCAGTACGCATTCACAACCGTTGCCGGTCAAGCCGAGTACGACTTGCCCGCGGATTGGGCGCGGGTCATAACCGATACGGTGTATCTCGCTAGCTCGTACTATCAGATGCGCGGCTCGCTTAGCCCGTCCGATTGGCAGTGGCGGCGCAACGGCATGGCACCCCAAACAGGCTGGTACAAGTACCGCGTGTACGGAAGTCCTTTAAAGCTTCACATTACCCCGACGCCGGAAACGGTCGAGGACGTAGTTTTGGAGTACGTGACGAAGAACATTGTGAAGCAGTCGGCCGGCACGTACGTACCGCGCTTTTCCGATGACGAAGATACGGTGCCCGAGCTAGAGGATTTGGTCGCCCTTGGCCTTAAGTGGCGGATCAAACACGCGAAGGGCTTGGACTACGCAGAGGACTATAACGAGTACGAGGCGTCGAAAAAGCAAACGCTCGCGCAGATGATCGGCTCTGGCTCCATCCCGGTCGCAGCGCGTAACGCGGCCGGTACACCCGAGCTAACGGACGGATACGTACGCGAAAATCAATACGGGGCCTGAACCATGCTAAAGCCGGTACGACGCGTCAACAGAGGCCGCCGCGCAGAGCCTTTCACGCTCCCCGCCCCCGTAGGCGGGTTGAACGGACGGGACGGGCTGGCGGATATGCCGCCCGCCGATGCGTTTGTACTCGACAATTGGTTCCCCGCTAACTCCTACATGATAACGCGGCTAGGTCATGCCGAGTACGGTACAGGGTTCGGCAACCCCGTCGAAAGCCTCGAAGCGTACCGGGGTGGCGCTGAGCAGAAAATGCTGGCTTTTGCCGGGGGTGGCATCTACGACGCGACGGCGGCGGGGGCGGCCGGCGCTGCGCTCATGTCTGGCCGCGTGTCCAATCGCGTACAGACCGTCATGTTTTCCAATGCCGGCAATCAGTTCCTTCTGATCTACTCCGGTGCGGACGCGCCTCTCTCCTACGATGGCACGACGCTTACGCCGCTTGTCATCACGGGGCTAACGGGTACGCAGAATACGCTACACAGCCCGCATGTCTTTAAAGCGCGTCTTTTTCTCGCGCAGCAGGGCCAACTGGGGTTCTACTATCTCGGCGTGAACGCAATACAGGGCGCAGCTTCGTACTTCGACCTATCGCAAGTCGCCAAAAAGGGCGGCCATCTTGTCGGTATCGCGAGCGTGTCCGACACCAGCGGCGAGACGCCCGCCGACTACGTTGTGTTCATGACCAGCGAGGGCGAGTACATCATGTACGCGGGTATCGACCCGTCGAGCGCGGACAGCTTCGCCTTGGTCGGCCGATACTATAGCGCGCGGCCTATTGGCGGCAAGGGGTGGTTTAACTTCCGCTCCGATCTGTACATCATCACCGAGGAAGGTATTATTTCCTTATCGCAGATACGCTCGAAAGGCGAAGCAGCGAACGAGATGGAGTACTTATCCGCTAAGCTGGGATCGTATCTGTCCTCGCTTAATACCAATAAAGACGTGCATGGGTGGTGCGCAAATATATACCCGCGCGGCAATGCCCTCGTAGTGAACGTGCCGGCGTCGCCTTCCATTGTCGGCCACTACTACCAGTTCGTCCTCAACACCAACGCGCCGAACACAAACCCATGGTGCCGGTATGTGGGCTGGGATGGCATTAGTTGGTGCGAGTTCGAGGGACGGCTGTACTTCGGCACATATGATGGCCGCGCTATGCTGGCCGATGAGGGCTTTCTGGATGACGGCGAGCCGATCAAGTTTGACTGCCGGCAGGCGTACAACTACTTCGATGATGGCAAGGGCATGGGTGCGGCAGATAAGCACTTCCACTTCGGTACGTTTATCGTGCAGGCGGAAGGTACGCCACCGATCAGCGCGGCGCTTAACGTTAACTTTAAAGACGTTCAACCGGAATACTCCGGCTCGCTCGTCACGGATGACGGTGCAATGTGGGACGTGGCTTCGTGGGACGTGGCTTCATGGGCTGGTTCCGGCGAGACGCAGAACTTTACCGTACCGTTTAGCAACCTTGGCTTTGCCGGGTCCATATGGATGCGTACGTACCTGAGCGGGACGCAGATGAAGTGGTTTGCAACGCGCGTAGTATGCGAGAAATCAAAGGGTATTGTGATAATATGAGGGTGGAGCCAGCAGGGGAGCTAACCGCAACGGTCGGCAAGTACATTTGCAGCAAGATCGGTATGGAGCTTGTCGAGGGCACATATCAGGCGCTTATGGTGCTGAATAGCAAGAATGACTTTGTGGCCGGCGTAGTCGTCGCGAATTTCCGCAGCGCGGGTTGCGAAATATCTTGTGCTTCGGAGACTTCGGCGGCGTGGCGTCCCCAAGTCATGCGCGCCGTATTTTCGTACATTTTCGATCAGCTTGGATGCGTACGAGTAACCGCGATCACTACGAAAAGTAATAAACGCGCCAGAGAGTTCCTAGAACGGCTCGGCTTCGTTCTTGAAGGCAATTTGCGGCGGGGCTATGATGGTCGAAGGGACGCGCTGCTATATGGCCTCTTGCGTGACGAATGCCGGTTTTTGGCGGATTTTGAAGGGTCTTTAAATGGGCAAGAGTACCCCCCAAGCGCCAACGCCGCCCGATCCGATGCGGACGGCACAGGCTCAGGGCCAGATGAACAAGGAGACGGCGGTAGCGCAAGCTAACCTTAACCGTATCGACCAGTACACGCCGCAGGGCTCCATCACGTACCAGCAGACGGGTACGAACGCTGACGGCACCCCCAAGTACCAGCAAACACAGCAGTTCAGCCCTGAGCAGCAGGCGCTGTACAATCAGCAAAATCAGGTCGGGCAGGAGCTTGGCAATCTTGCCGTCAACAACATTGGCCGCGTACAGAGTACGCAGTCGAAGGATTTCAACTTTGACGGTATGACGCCGCTACAGACCGGCGTGCAGGGCGGCAATATCCAGTCGCTGCCGTTCGGCGTGGGCGGCGACATTCAGAAGGGCCTCAACTACGGCGGCCTTACGAAATTGCCGGGTACGGACGATTTCTCGGCCGATGCGAACCGCGTCGCCGATAGCGTGTACGGGCAGTACACGTCGCGGCTTGACCCGCAGTTTCAGCAGCGCGAGAATGACATGCGCGCTCGACTGGCCGCGCAAGGCATCTCCGACAACTCCGACGCGTTCCGGCGCGAGGAAGGTAACTTTGACCGCTCGCGTACGGACGCGTACGGGCAAGCTAACTTTCAGGCGCAGCAGGCCGGCGCGGCCGAGCAGTCGCGCTTGTTCGGCTTGAGCCTCGCGGCTCGGCAGCAGGGACAGGGCGAAGTCAACGACCAAGGCCAGTTCGCCAATTCGGCGCAGGCGCAGCAGTACGCGCAAGACGTTGGCGCGGCCGGCTTCAACAACCAAGCGCAAAATCAGGGCTTCAACCAGAACGCCGCCAATGCGCAGTTGAACAACCAAGGCCGCCAGCAGCAGATTACGGAAGCATCGTACTTGCGCAATCTTCCGCTCAATGAGATTGCGTCGCTACTCGGCGCGGGCGGTGGCGTGCAGAACCCGCAGTTCCAGAACGTGGCGCAAGTCGGCGTAGCGTCGCCGGACTACATGGGCGCAGCGTACAACTCGTTCAACGCGCAGCAGAGCAATTACAATACGCAGATGGCCAACCGCAGCGCCGGCCTCGGCAGTCTGTTCGGGCTGGCAGGGACGGCGGCGAGCCTTATTTCCGATATGCGCTTTAAAGCTAATATCAAACGCGTAGGCAAGCTCGCCAACGGTATCATGACGTACACGTATAACTATATTGGCGATAGAACAATGCAGTTTGGCGTCATGGCGCAACAGGTACTTCGTGTGAAGCCGCAGGCAGTCGGCGTGCTGCCAAATGGCGTCATGTATGTAAACTATGCTAAGGTGTATGGCTAATGGCACTTCCTCCAGAGCAGTACGCGCAACAGAAGGTGGGAAACACCCCGCCCGTCATCCCTGAAATTGCGCAGGCGTTTATGAACGATCCGCGTACGAAGCTCGCCATGAGTTCGATGGCGGCCGGCTCCAGTGGCGCACCCGTGGCCGGTGGCAACTATGCGTATATGGATGGCCTCGCCCGCGTGCTGCAAGGCGCGCTTGGCGGGTACGTCAACAAGCAGCAGCAGAAGAAGTACGGTGCGGACGAGCAAGAGTTGCTTGATTTGCGCAAGCGGCGCGTTGGCGACCAAATCGCGGACGAAGCGCTTGCCAATCGGGGCACGGACGACCTTGCGGCGGCCATCATGGGCAACAACCCGGCCTTGGCCCCGCAGGCCCCCCAAATCGCCCCGCAGGCGCTCCCTGCCGGCCTTCCCGGCGTCCCCGGTGCCCCGCAGGCTCCCCAAGCTCCGCAGGCCCCACAGGCGGCCCCCGGAGCCCCGTTGATGGCTAAGCCGGGAGGGCCGCAGCCCCCTTTCCCAATGGGGGCCGCCCCTACTAATACGGGGATGCCGCCCGAGCCCGCCGCAGTGGCGATGCCGACCGCGCC